GGCGGTTTCTCCGCTGCATTTGCGTAATGGCTATCACTTATCCCCTTAATTTACCTAGTCACACTGGCATCGCTAAGATTGATCTTAGAGCGGTTCAAGTCACTGCAATGACGATGAGTCCATTTACCTACAAACAACAGGTCGTCGTTCACCCTGGGCAACGCTGGGAGGCTGAGATAACTCTGCCACCTATGAAAAGAAGCGATGCAGAGGCTTGGGTTGGTTGGTTGCTTTCGCTGCGGGGTAGATCTGGAACTTTTCTACTGGGAGATCCTCTGGCAACTTCGCCGATCGGTAATGGCGGCGGTGCAACAATTAGAGTTGATGGAGCGGATCAAACTGGTTCGACTTTAGCTGTTGATGGCGCAACTCCAAACCAAGGAACATGGTTAGCAGCGGGTGATTATATCCAGCTAGGAAGCGGTGCAAGCAGTCAACTCTATAAAGTCACGCAAGATGCAAGCTCAGATAGCCTTGGCAATGCTACTCTTGAGATATGGCCGGAGCTTCGATCAACTCCAGCAAATAATGCGGTGGTTACTGTAGATGCTCCAAAAGGCTTATTCAGGCTATCGACAAACGAGGTCAACTGGTCGATCAATGAGGCGTCTATTTTCGGCGTTACATTTCCAGCGGTTGAAGTAATCACATGAGTCGCACCCTCGATGCTCGTATGCTTCAAGCAATCGCTGAAGGCACTGTTTATCCGTTCTATACGGTCGATCTTATGTTTGATGATGTTACTGGTGTTAGCGAGCCGCTATATCTTTGGACGGGTAGCGGTACTGTAACGATTGAAGGAAATGATTACATTGGTACAGGACAATTCCTAGAGTTGTCTAACTTTGAGGAAAGCACTGATATCTCAGCCAAGAACGCCACTCTGACGCTCTCAGGTATTCCATCGGATTTGCTTTCATTGTCGATGCAAGTGCCATATCAGGGTCGCAAATGTAATATCGCTTTCGGCGTTTTCACTACAGGCAAAATACTAAAAGAAGATGGCGCTTATTTACTGAAAGAGGACGGTGGAAAATTTATTCTTGAGGCGACAAATAAAAGTCGATCAACTGTATTCAACGGATATATGGATCAGATGACCATCTCCGAGGCTGGTGACACAAGTCAGATTGCATTGACTGTAGAAAGTCGATTGGTTGATTTGGAGCGTGCAAGAGTTAGGCGATATACCTCAGAGGATCAGAAATCTCGTTTCACTGGTGATCTTGCTTTCGACTTTGTGCCTGGATTGCAAGACAAAGAATTCTTCTGGGGGCGTCGATGAGGCGTGCCAATGCTGACATCTTACTGAGCGAATACATTGATGATTGCAGAGATCGTCCATTCCAGTGGGGCAAGCATGATTGCCTGACTTTTGCGAATAACTGCATAAAAGCTCAAATGATCGATGGCGCTCTTGATGATTTGCTAGGCGATTATAATTGCGCGAAAAGCGCTTTATTTAGGCTCAAGAGGCGCGGTAAGGAATTGGGTTATAATACCAAAGATGCAATCATAAGCGCACTCAATGATCGTCTAAATCGCTTAGAGACGCAATATCCTCCCAGGGGAAGCATCACGGCAAGAAGAGATGATATTGATACGACAACTGGCTGGATGCTTGGTGTAGTAATGCGTCGTCAATCAGCTTTCGTTGGACCGCAAGGGCTGGTATTTATGGATCGTAAACCAGACGACTTATTCTGGAGCGTCCAATGAAATCTCGGTTACTAGCCACTACATTTCTAAGCACTGCGCTTGTGCTTACGATGCCAAACGATGCTTCAGCTATGCCACCTGCTGCTCTTCCGATTTTAGCTGGTGCAATGGCTTCTGGAATTGGCGCTGGTATTGTTGCTGGTACGATGGCGGCTGCTTTCTCAGCTTTTGCTATGTCCGCTGCGATGGGTTTTGTTAGCTATGCGCTATCTCCAAAACCGCAAAAACCGAGGGTAACTGAAGGCGGATTCGTCCAGAATAATCTAGGATCTGCTAACGATCACGCTATTGTGTACGGTGAGACCAAAGTTGGCGGCGTTATTTTCTACGGTGCAACGAGTAACGATGAAACCATCTTGCATCGAATGATTGCAGTCGCTGGACATGAAATTGATAGTTATGTTTCGTTCTTTGTGAATGATGAAGAAATAACAATCGGATCGGATGGTCTTTGCACTGCTCCAGAACGCTTTGCAGATAAAGTTTATATTCAAACCAAGTTAGGCACTGACGATCAAGCTGCGGTTGATTTGTACGGTTTCTTCACTGAGGTTCCTGATGGTTTAGGTGGCACAATAAGAGTTGATGATGCGGTTGTCCTAGATGAAGGCGCTGATGAATGGACAGATCAACATAGAGCGCGTGGCATTGCTTACATATATTGCGCCCTGGACTTCGATCAAAAAGCGTTCCCCAATGGCGCCCCAACGATTACGGCGGTTGTAAAAGGTCGCAAAGTGTACGATCCTCGCACGTCAACAACAGCTTGGAGCGATAACTCTGCTTTATGTTTGCGTGATTATCTGACTGCTGATTTTGGCTTGGCTTGTGATGCTGATGAGATCGACGATGTTTCCTTCGCAGATGCCGCAAATGACTGCGATGATGACATTGGTTTGAGCGGCGGTGGAACAGAAAAGCGCTATACAACTAACGGAACCTTCACAACTGCATCAACTCCGAATGACGTTATCACGCAAATGCTCACGCCATATGCCGGGATGATTTGGTATAGCCAAGGTCAATTCGGAACTCGCGCTGGAACATGGGACGCTCCGACGCTTTTATTCGATGAAGATGATTTGATTGGACCCGTTGAAGTTACAACCAGACTATCAAGACGCGATCAAATCAATGAGGTGCATGGAATATTTAGGGGAGCTGAGTCCAACTATCAGCAAACCGATTACCCAGCGGTTACTTCAGATGTTTTTCTAGCTGAAGACAACAATCAGCGATCCGCTCTCGATCTAGCTTTGCCATTCACCGCAACATCCAGCCGCGCACAACGCATCGCAAAAATCGCTTTGTATCGTCAACGCGAGCAATTGCGTGTCAATGTCGTGATGGGGCTATCTGGATTTAAGGCTAAAGTCGGCGACATTATTCAACTAACCAATAGCCGAATGGGTTGGTCGAGCAAAGCCTTCGAGGTTATGGATTGGTCATTCGGACTGACAAGCGATATGGCTTTTGAAGTTAATATGCAGCTTGCAGAAATATCCGAGGGTGTTTTTGAGTGGGACGCTGACGAAAAAGCGTTTCTACAGAATAACACAGTCTTGGCTTCACCATTCAGCGTTGCGACTGTCGGTTTAACGATAACGATGGAGCTTCGCAAAACACGCCAATCAGTCGTCGGTATTCTTGTTGCTGGGATTACCTCTGGCACTCCAACGCGCGTCGCATCGGTTGAATTGCAATTTAAGAGATCAAGTGAAGACGACACAAAATGGCGAACAGCATCGACAGGACCGCTTGGCGACCATGAAATCGTGAACCTGATTGATGGGGAAACTTACGATTTCAGAGCCAGAGCTATATCGCCACTAGGTTTGAATGGTGATTTTACAACTGTAACAAGCACAGAGTTCACGCCATTTGCAGAACCTCCGGCTGATGTAACTGATTTTGACCATACATTCTCTCGTGGCAATCTGATTATGTCATGGACCCCGGTTGCTGATCTTGACGCGTCTCACTATGAAATTCGCCACTCATCTGCGACTAGCGGCGCTACATTTGGAACCAGTGACGTTATTGCAACAAGTATCGCTCATCCCACTTCGACCTTTGTTTATACTGCTCGCGCTGGAACATATTTCATTGCAGCGGTAGATCGATCTGGAAACTATTCTGACAACGCAATTTCTTTCGTTGTTCTTAGTTCAGATTTACCCAGCGTTGGTGTGACGGTTACTAGAACAGAAGATCCGACGTTCGGTGGAACTAAGACAAATATGCAGGTTGTCTCCAGTGAGTTGCTGATGACTAGCTTTGCAACCGCAGGATCTACTGGAACTTATTTATTCTCAAATCATATCGATCTCGGATCTGTCGAAACAGCGAATGTTGACATGACTTCGGCTGAGACTCGACATCATGCAAACGCTACGGCCGGAGAGGTGAATTGGGATGATATTTCCTCTGCGTTCACCTGGGATAACTGGATCGGTAATTTTGACGATTGGACTGATGAAGCAGTAGCTTGGAACGACTACAATTACACGTTCTATGTTCGAGCAACCAACGACAACCCGTCTGGATCTCCGACATGGGGAAGTTGGAGCGTTGTCTCTGGTGGAGTCTTGACCGGGCGCGGGTTCCAATTCAAGTTAGAAGTTAGTAATACTGCTAACAACGTCAGCCCAGCTTTTTCCGAAATTGAAGCGCAAGTGAGCTACTAAAATGAGCCAAAATGACTTTGTAATTGCTAATCAAACAGCGGCATCTGCTAGATCGGATATTAACTCCGCACTTCAAGCGCTTGCTAGTAATTCACTCGGATCGAGCGCACCATCGACAACCTACGCTGGACAATTTTGGTTTGATAGCTCTGCAAATAAGCTAAAAATACGCAATGAAGGGAACTCAGCATGGTTAGATTTCGCTGATGTTGGAACCTCAGTAACTCCAGCACCAGGATATGCAAGTCAGGCTGAAGCAGAGGCTGGAACGAATAACACTAAGCTGATGACTCCTCTACGCACTAAACAGGGTGCTTTTCCGTCATATAGTAACGCTGCAAATGGTTACACAAAGCTGGCGAGTGGTTTGCTTTTTCAATGGGGAACAGTCGCAAAGAGTGGATCTACGCAAGTAATTTCATATAATACGTCGTTTTCAAGCGCTGTTTATTCAGTTCATGTAACTGGCGCACATGATTCAAGAGCGTTCACATTGGATGGACCGTATATCAAAAGCGACTTTGCAACTACATTAAGCAGTTTCACTTTGTTTTCAGGCGGTGAACCATCATTTTGGA